CGCATGGGCTGGCGCTGGCGAAAGTACACTGGGAGCAATCCGCATAATCATCATTGCCATATCTCTTTCACTAAGCAAGGCGATACGGACAGCTCTTTCTTTCATATCCCGTTACTAGGAGGCAAATAATGGAACAAGCAAAGTCACTTGCAGCATCATGGGCACGATCATTCTTAGCAGCTGCATTGGCGCTATGAATGCGTCATCGATTGGATCGTAGGTGTAACCGATACCCGCATAGTTAAATCGAATCTTGCCATTATAGCTAGTGCGCTTGCAGACTTGACCTCTGACATCTGAGTAAGCCTGCTCCCAATCGGTAATGCCGTCTACTTCTTCCCACTCGTCACGTCCTGAAATAACTTCTGTGACGATATTGTTTTCATTTAGAAAGGCATAGTGAGCCATTACTTTGTCACCGTTCCTGTTCCAGCTGTAAATGTGTAAACCTTAAATCCGCCCGATGTTGTCTTTGTGTGTACCAATGTGCCGCCGATACTTGCTAAATCTGCAAATGTGTCAGGGTATTTGAGAATAACAACACCGCTTCCACCACTTCCACCTGTTCCAGTAAATGTAGCACCACCGCCACCGCCACCAAGATTAGTAGTGCCATTAACGCCGTTGCCATTTACACCAGCACCGCCACCGCCTGCGCCACCTGCACCCGGCGTCAAACCTGTCTGACCGCAACCACCACCACCGCCTGCATAAGTCACAGATGCACCAGTTATTGATGATGCTGTGCCTGCGCCACCGGCGCCTGATTGAGAGCCTGCACCATCTTGACCAACTGCAGATGCACCACCACCGCCACCACTAGGGAAAGGCGATGCTAAACCGCCATTTGCTCCGCCGTTGTTTCCTTGACTTGGTGATGTTGAAGGTGTATTACCTGCGCCGCCTGCTGATGGTGATCCTGCAGATGCACCACCACCGCCTGAACCGCCTGATCCACCTGTCTGTGGGACGTTTGAACCACCACCACCACCGCCTGCTGATGTGATTGAAGAAAATACAGAAGCGACTCCAGCTGAACCATTAGATGCAGTGGTGTTAGAACCTGCGCCACCTGCGCCAATAGTGACAGTAAATGAGCTAGGTAAAGAGAAACTAGTGCTAGTACGAAAACCGCCTGCACCAGCACCACCACCGAAGCAACCACCACCACCACCGCCACCAACTACCAAATAATCGACGGTAGATGGAGAAGGGATAGGAGTGAATGGAGCTAAAAGACCTACGACATTGTTAAGCATTACCCAATAGACCCAACGATGTACCAAGTATCTGTACCAGTTTTGATGCAAGCGGCTGACTTATATTGTCCAAGAGTAGGTGCGGCCGCTGTAGCGCCAGCCGATAGGACTGTAGTAGTGCCCGAAGTAACTGCGGAGATTGTGCAAACTCCCACGCCTTCGTTAAGGATAGTGATGACAGAACCGACAGGAATAGCCGCTGTAGCATTGGTAGGAATCTTTAAGGCGATCGCTGTTGCCTTATTCATAGGGACTAGGACTTGATAAGAGTCAGCAACAGTTAGCGTGTAGTCGGCTGTCTGATCTGCCTTGATCTCGAAGGTGACTAGGCCGTTATAGTCTGCCGCCGTAAAGATGTCGCCTGTTGTCGCTGGAAAGCCTGTTGCCATAATTGTTCTCCTAGTATCCCATAATGGATTGTCCGATTATACCGTAATTACTGCTCCCGATGATGAACCCTTCCACAATCGGCTCTAGCGTGGTGACCGTGCATCTCATAGAGTTAGGTGTGATGTCCCACGCTAAGCCCTGCACTTGCAAAGTCTTGACGATTGTCGATCCGTTTTCCTGCACGTTGGTTATCTTGACATTATCAAAGTAATCAAGGCCAATCATTGTGTCTGTAGGCACGTCCGTGTCGAGTAGATCGACCGTCATCGCATCGATTCTGATATCGGTTTGGGCTCGCGTGGCGACATAGATTCGAGCAATGTCTAAAACTTGAGCATCTGTCTCAGGGATCATCTCTGTAAGAGTAGTGCCATGAGGAAAGTACTTAGCCGAAGAATCAACGTTAGCAACCACTTGAGCTGTGCCACCGATTCTCTGCATGCTGGCTTGATTGATGATCAGCTTGTCGTCAAAGGCATAACGAAGGTCAGAATATGGAATTCCAGTAGTCTGATTAAACTCAATCGGTGTAGCCGCTAGAGATCCGACAACATCGTTGCGATCCTTAAACTCAAACGTGCCATCCGTTCTAATAAATGCCGCCCCCTGCTCTGCAAACTCTGCCGCCTTGAGGGCTTGCAAGGATGTGCGAGCTGTGCCGGGATCGGCTTGAACTGTCGTCGAGCCTGTGTCTGTGATTCTCATCGATGTAGGGAATGAGACTTGATCTAGAATCTTTGTGATGCGTGTGCCAGTAGTCTGACCTGCTGTGGCGCCCGTCACACTTGCAATGTTAGCCATCTGAAAGAGTCTAAAGGCATCTGAACAGACGATGTCCACATAACCTAATTCTTGACCAGTTGGAAAAGAGTATTTGTAGGAATCGACATAACCTGAGAATAAGAAGTGCTGGTTGGTTGGAGTAGTAGCTGCGACTCGGATCTTTCTCAAGGGAGTCAGGTATCCTGCATAGGGCGATAGAGGGTTCTGAGGGTTGAACGCACCAGTCTCATCGATTACTCGAACGGTACATGTGCCCGTCTCGTAGGTGTCGCGCATGATATTGCGACCACGCTGAATCTTGATTGATCGAGTAGTGCTACTGAGATCGACTACAGGATCAGGGACTTCCGTTGCAGCGAATTGTGATACGCCAATGACGCCGTTGATTGGATCGCCAATAGTGAACGGGTAGCCGAATGTGGCGCCTTGACTAAAGTCGAACGAAACAGAGATCGTGGCGGGTAGGGTCATTTGATTGACGGAGCTCCACGGCCGTTATATCGGCTCACATCGCTGAATGTACCTGAGAGAGATTGGTTCTGTTGAACACTTGTAACCGCTCCGCCTACTACCTCACCATCAACAATTACCTGTACGTTCATAATAGTGTCAGCGGTTTTACCAGCGCCTATAGCTCCAAGCCCTAGATAGTCGCCGGCCATTGTTGAACCCATGCCCCCATTGGGCACGTTAAATACAGGTGGAATCCAATTACGATAAGGATTTGGGGCTTCAGGGGTTGTCAGTAATGCAGCCTTGAGGTCGTTCTGACGCTTAGTCGCTTCAGTCAATTCTGCAGATAACTTGAGTGCCTGCGACTCATTATTATTGAGCAAAGCAAGTTGAAGGTTAAGGGATATGCGATCAGTCTCGCTGATCTGTCCACGAAGCGCAGCAGTAACGCTGATGCGATCTAGATCGAGAACCTTTGACGCTTTAATCAATGCATTTTGTTTTTTCTGTGCAAGTAATTCTTTTTCTTTCATTTTAGCTAATTGCCTATTACGCTTTTCTGATTCGCTTTCTATTCTTGCGCGAGTAGCATTAGCAGGGTTGCCAAGGCGTCCCATGTGCTCGGTTATGCGACCTTCAAGTGGTCTTGCGGCTGCACCCAATTTGGAAAATTGATCTAAGGCTCTAACCAAAGGTGAGTAAGTCTTTAGAAAACCATCTCCCTCTATACCACCAAGAAGTGAACCCCCAGGTAAGGATTTGAGTTGAGTAACCATGATGCCTAATCCGTAGATAGCATCTCCAAGCCAAACACCAAATTCTTGCATAGAATCGGCTAAAGGCTGGATACTATTCCCACCGCCTGATACTAGAGCTAAAGCATCTACTAGACCTTTACCAATGGATTCTTCTGCCTCGTTAGCGGCATTAGATAAAATACCAATCTTGCCAGCATAAGTTTCTAAATAAACTGCATTTGCCCCTGTAAATTGCTTTGTGAGTTTTTTCTGAACATCTTCAAAGCTCATTGTTTTAAGCTCGGCCTGAGTTAATCCTAAGTAATACTTTCTAAGCCCGCGAGTTTGCCCAACAAAAGCCATGCTCAAATCATTAACAACGGTCTCGTAATCGACACCACTACCGCGTGAAATGTCTAGAACTTGAGTAAGTAATTCTTGAGACTTAGTGACTGATCCTGTTGTCTGTAATAATTTCTGCATCGCTGGACGTAATTGATCATCCGCTACCCCTGAAACTCTAGCAAGTCCACTTATGAACTGCTCAATGCGTGGAGTCTCAAACGCTAAGCCGAGATTCTTAACCGACGTGGCTAACTGCGTTGCAGCCTTATCATCTTCGATAAAAGCCGTAGCTGCATTCTTAGCAAATTTGAGAAGCTGAGTTGCTCCAAAGGTAACGGCTAGTTGAGCGCCTAATTTCTTAACGCCTTTTTGTAAAGTTGATGTGGCTGTATTGGCTTCCTTAAAAGCCTTCTTACCCTTAAACTCAGTGATAATCGGAATGCGTAATTCAGCCATTAGATGTTGCCTCTCGCGTTAAACTTGGCGGCTGCTTTTTCTAGCGCCTTAATCACTCCAACTTTAGCTTTGCCTTCATCTTCCTTGTAAGCCTTAAAGATGGATCGGCCTTTCATCTGTCCTTGTCCTGTAAGAGTGCCGGGAAGAACAGAAACAAATTTGTCATTTGATTTGCGGCCTGACCATTCGTAAATAACCCCAGCAGCGGTTTTATTGTGGATCGATACTGCTTGCACCCATCCGCGTCTATCAGGCTTAGTAGGTGTGAGCTTGTAACCCACTCCGCGACGTGCCTCGGCTGCATCATACATTGGAAACTTTGCAGTCTTAACGTCATGCTTGACGAAGCCTGAAGGCATAGCCGCATTGGATGGCATAAAGCCACGAGCCTTTTTGACTAAGGGCTTTAGGAATCCAACCATTTCATCGCGTGTTTCTTTATCTAGATCAGGCGAGAATTGCTTGAGAGCCTTGCGTAGCGCACTAGCGCCTTTTAGCTCTGTAGGCATCGCTCTGCTCCTTCGCTCGGTCTTTCAACGCTTTCAATAACATTTGAAGCATTGATGGGTCTAAATCAATCAAATCTTGTGGAGCGATAGCCGTCTCAATGCTCAAGCGAGCAATGAGGTAGTGGATGCTATCGCGCCCTAGACCAAAGGGTCTGACTCTGCAACCTCGACACTCTTTAGAATATCGAGAAAGTCAGGACCAAATGGCTTGACTGTGACTCCACTAAGTCTAAGGCCTTCCCATGCAAGCCAATAGACTGATGTTTGCATCTCATCATCTCGCATGGATTTATGAAATCCTTTTTTATGATGCAATTCATATGAGTATTCAAGACGAGGCGTGATTTCTATATCATGCACCATATTGTCTGTCATCGTTACTATTAACTTTGCCATGCTGTGCCCCTTTGTTTAGTTTATTAGAATGTGCCTGTTGAAGCTACTACTGTAGTACCTGAAACATTGAATGTCAGGCTCTGCATTGCAATATCAGCGACTGAGCCGTTGATGTCTGTAGTTCCATTGATTAGGCATGTCATTGTGTAAAGAGGGTTGGTCGCTGATACAGCGGTTCCCTTTTCCTGTAGAAGTACAACTGTCACGTTGGTTCCCCATGCAGCTTGCAATGTCGCTAGGACGTTAGCTGTAGCTGTGTCATTAAGGAAGTCGATTGTGACTGAAGAAGCCTCAAGGCCTTTGACGAACTTGTGTCCGCCATCGCCCATTGCTGTTACTTCGAGTTCATCAAAATTGCGGTTAAGTGTTACTGCTGTAACGTGGTCTGAAAGATCGACTGTGTTAATCTTCACGCCGACCTTGTTATTTAGAAATACAGCCATGAGATTATTCCTCGTCTTTCTTAGTAGTTACTGGCTTAGGTGTTGATGGTGCTACCTGCCCGATCTTGATCAGGAAGGCTTCTTGCTCTTTTTCCCACTCGGACA